TCACTAGCCCGCGCCCCCATGTCCAGGAGGTTATGTCTGGTGTCGCCTGCGGCTACTTCGCCGCCACGGTGACCTTCACCTGCGTGCAGATGCTCGGCTTGGACGCGCAGCGCACGGTGATGACCGCCTCGCCTGCGGCCACGCCCGTCACGTTGCCGTCGCTGTCGACGGTGGCCACGTCGGTGTTGCCCGATGCGAAGAAGCACTTGGCGTTCGCCTCGGCGGGCGTGACGGTCGGCGCGAGCTTCATGGACTTGCCCACGGCCGGGCCGGTCGGCGCGGTGCAGGTGACGCCCGCGGGCTGCTTGAGCTTGTTGGCGGGGATGTAGCGCATAGCGCCAGCGCCCGAGATTGTGCAGGAGAACGCGCCGGGGTCGGACGCCGCGCCCTGCTGCGAGCCGACGGTCAGGCCCAGGTAGGTGCAGTCGCCCTCCACCACGTCGCCGTTGGGGTCGGTGTGGCGGAAGTGGCCCGTGCGGCCCTCGCCGGTCTCAAGCGCCAGGCTGGCAACGAAGTCCTGCGCGGGGTCGCCGTAGCAGCGGTCGCCTGTGACCTCGTACTGCGGCTGCACGCTCTTCACCTTGTCGGTGGGAGTGCCGTAGCCGTCGTAGTAGTCCTTGGTCTCGGTGGTCTCGTTGGTGGTCGGCTTCACCTCGGTGATGCCGCGCGAGAAGATGGCCCACGTGGGGCTGGCCGCGTCTGGCGTAGTGTCGATCTCCAGCGCGCTCATGTAGTTGGGCGCGAAGCCCAGGTCTTGGTTCTTTGCCATCGTTATCCCTTCTCTATGGTTATGGTCGCTTTGATTCGGAACTCCCACAGGTACGGCCCGCCCTCCGGCGGCGTTATCTCCTGCGGCTCTGTGTACAGCGCCGCGCTGGTGAAGCCGTAGGAGCCGGTGGGCGAGGACAGGTCGGCCCCGTCCAACGCGTCGGCCAGGTCGTAGGCGTCGCCCATGGCCTTGGCCTCGGAGGTGTCCTTCACGATGACCTGCAGCACGTATCCGACACGGCGGGTGCCGTCCATGTGGCGCACCGCGTCGGTGGTGGGCATGGGCCTCAGCACCACCGCGTCGTCGTGGCCGCGCGATGCTGCCAGGCGGGTGAGGAGCACCGGGCCGTAGCCCAGGGCCTCTATGGCGGCCTTCGCCGCCTCCATCACGTCCGGGGCCATGTCACGCCCCCTCGGTCAGGAGGTCGACGGCCAGGCGCTCCCAGTCCTCGCCGTGCGCTTCCTTCGCGGCCTTCGGCCAGTCGGCCTTGGCCCTCGGGTTCTTGCCGTGCTTGATGGAGCTGTCGGGCAGGTCGCGCACGTAGGCGGCGTAGTCGGCGTCCCATATGACGAGGCCCTGCCTGAAGTCGGAGGCGGCCTGCATGGAGTTGTGCATGAGCTTGGTGTCCTCTGGCGTGAACGCGTTCATGTCCTCGGCCACGCTCATGGCGAACTTCACCTGCTTGGCCTCCAGCTCCTTCGCGCTGAAACGCTTCATGAGCTTGGTCAGGTCGACCGTAACTGCTGCGGGCATGGCTACCTCACCTCCAGTTCCCAGTGGTGGGGACGGGTGCCGAACGCGCGGCGGGGCGTGCACCTCGCCACGTTCATCCACTCGCCCCCGTCGATGCTCACGCGGCTGCCCACGGGCACGTCGAACATGCCGGGGCTGTCCGCGCCGTCCGCTATCACGAGGCCCTGCGCGCCGTCGCCCAGGGCGTACTCGCGCACGAGCCACGCCGAGACGGGCTCGAAGCGCACGCGGCGCACCTCGACGGGCTGCTCGAACTCGCCGCCGTAGCCGCCCTCCCTGGGCACCTTGACGGACATGGTGGAGGGCCGCGCCGAGCGCGGCACCCGCATCATCTGGTACCCCCGATGCCCGCGTAGAGCAGCGGCGTTCCAAGCAGCTCGCGGCGGACGGCGGCCTCCATGTCGCTGCGGTAGGTGCTGGCCCCTTCGGTACCGGGGTTCCACGAGAACGAGCCGACGGTAAAGCCGCCGCCCTCCATGATGCCGCCCGAGCACCCGTATGCGGCGTCGACCTCGCAGGCCGCCATGACCGCGCGCGCCCACTCCTCGGAGCCGTCCGGCTCGTTGGGGAAGATCAGGTCGCGCACGGCTGCCGTGGCGTGGGGGAGCGCCGCCTTGAACTCCTCGGCGGACAGCTCCCCGCGCCCGGCTGCCAGGTAGTCCTCGTGGGTCGGGGCTCTAGTTTCCATCGTCCTCGGCCGCCTCGGGCTTTTCCGCCTTGCCCCTGGCGGGCTGCTCGTCTGCGGCCTTCGCCTCGGGCTTTTCCGCCTTGCCCTTGGCGGGCTTGGCCTTCTTCGGGGCCTCCTTCTCGAAGGCCAGTCCAACGGTGCGCATGTCGCGCCTCCTTCCTACGCGGCCTTCATGCCTGCGGTGATGTAGTGCGCCAGGTTCTCGCGGACGCCGCACACGCCGTACTTGCGGTACTTGAACAGGTGGCCGAAGCCCTGCTGGTTGTCTTCGGCGTCGATGACCTTGCCGTGCGCGAAGTTCCAGCGCAGCACCACGGCGTCCTTGTGGACGATGAGGAAGTTCATGTCCACCGCGCCGGTGCCCTTCTTGTAGTGGCCGATCTCCTCGTCCTTGGTGGTGCCGTCCAAAAGGTCGATGGCGCTGTAGAAGCGGGACTGCGGCACCTTCACGATGGAGGAGAAGCCGTCCAGCGCCTCTCGGGACTTGGTGGTGTCCAGGTCCTTCACCATACCCAGCAGGGTGGGGGTGATGAACAGCACGCGGCCCTCTTCCGGCACCTCCTTCTCGTCCATGTCGCACATGGCGGCGTTCAGGCCCTTGAGCATGTCCGCGCCGTCGGCGTAGGTCTTCTGCTCCTTGGTGATGCCGGTGCCTGCGCACAGCGTGGAGAACACGAACGCGTCTCCCTCGGGCACCACCTTGGTGCGGTTGAAGTGCGCGGCGGCGTTGCCGAACGCCAGATTGAAGGACTGGGCGTCCACTTTCTGGTCGATTTCCAGGATGGTGCCGCGGTCGTAGTTGGCGCTGATGGGCTTCCAAGTCAGGGACGCGCCGCTGTTCTGCGGCAGTCGCCCGTTGGCCTGCACGTCGCCCAGGCCACCCATGGAGTAGACGGGATAGTAGAACTCGCCCAGCTGCTCCATCTGCGCGATGTTGCCCTGCGGCGCGGCGCTCTCAAGCACTGCGGTCAGGGATTCCTTGCGGTACGCCTCCATGAGCACGTTCTCGTAGCCCTTGGGCAGTTCGATGCTGTTTGGCATGATTTACTCCTTTGAAGATCCGTCGGTGAGTCCGAAAGCTGCGCGGAAGTCGGCCAGGCCGTCGGAGCCTGCGCCGCCCTTGGGGTCGCCGCCCGCGCTCTCGCGGGGCTGGTCGGTGAACATGTAGGCGTTATCCTTCTTCAGGGCCTCGAAGTCGATGCCCACGAGGTTGCCCTGCTCGTCCAGCTTCGCGTCAGCGATGTTCGGGATGATCGCGCGCGCCGCCTTGGCGTTACGCACCCCCATCTGCGCCAGCTTGGTGTCGATGGCGAAGTCGCGGCGCATGTCGGCCTCGCGCTTCTCGGCGTCGGCCTTGTACGCCTCGTTGTCGGCCTTGGCCTTGTCGAGCGCGGCCTGCAGCTCCTCGGCGTTGCCTGCCTTGGAGGTGAACTCCTCGATCTGCTTGTCGCGCTGCTCCAGCTCGGCCTTGAGGGCCTTCACCTGCTCCTGGTACTCGTCGGTCTCGCGCTTGTACTTCGCGTAGGACACGACCTCCTTCTGGGGCTCGGTCTGCTGGCCTTCGCCGCCCTCGTTTCCCTGGGGCTTGTTGTCTTCAGCCATCGCTTGCTCCTTCCGTGTTTGGTTGTCGCGCTTCCCTGCGCGCTTGGATGGCCCACCGTTGTCGCCGTGGTCGCGTGCGGGGCATGTTGTCGCCGCCCCATCGCGTGCCTGCATCTTCCCCGAGGTGTCGCCAGGCAAAAGAAAAGGCCGCCCGTGGTGGGCGGCCTTGATGCCGTGTCGCTGTTCGGTTGCCGTTGCTTCGCTACAGGGCGGCGATGCTCGCCACCTCGTCGATGGGTATCTCGGTGATGATGCCCGCGCCCTCTATGCCGATGGCATTGGGCTCGTCTAGCGATTCGGCGTCGCTTTGGTACCAGTCGTACCTGCCCCGGTACTCCTCGCCGTCGGTGCACGTCACCCGCACCTGCTTGCCGTAGTATTTCAGCGTTTCGCTCAGGTTCATTGCTGTGCCTCCTCTGGTTTGGTCGGGACTATGTGCACGTCGCCGTCGGCGTAGTGGATGGTGAAGCGCGTCGTCGGTATGTGCTCCCCATTATCGCCTATCACGTAGCCGATCACACGCCCGGCGTCGCATGTTTCGCGCCCGCTCCATTTGCCGCTTCTGGTGGTCTGCGCCGTGCCCGTGCCCGCATGCTTCGCTATGAGGTCGCGCACCTCCTCAAGCGTCACCGTGATGCCGCTCGGCTCCTTGTACGCGCCGCCCTTGCGCTTCAGGTTCGCAACGTACTGCTCGTGCTGGCGGCTGCCCGCGATGTGCTTGGCCTGCTTGTCTGCGTGCACCTCCATGGCTGCGGCGTTCGCCACGCGCCGGTCGCGTTCCTTCTCGGCCTTGGCGCGCTTGATGGCGTTGTCCAGCGCCGCGCGGCGCTCTGCTGCGGTTTTCAGCTCGAAGCCATCGCCGCTGGCCTTGACCAGTTCGCCCACGCGCTTCTGGCTCACGCCTGCCTCGGCTATGAGCGCCTTGGTGTTCGGGTGCGCCATGTAGGCCGTGCGGCTCACCTTCTGGCGGGTGAGGGCGTACACCTTGCTGCCCGTCTCGTAGGGGTTCTCGCGCCCGTGCTCTGCGTTCAGGTGCGGGTACTTCGTCACGAGGTCGCGGCGCTTCTGCTGGAGTCTGCTCAGCTTTATGCGCTCCTTGGTGTTGTCGATGCCAGCCGCTTCGAGCGCGGCGGCCTCGCGCCTCGTGGTGCGCACCTCGCGCTCGATGGCGCGCTGCTGTTGGCTGGCCTGGTATCGCTTCTCGCGCTTCTCGTCGCCTCCGTCGGGGTCGCGCTCGTAGCGCAGCGGCTGGCCCTCCACGTAGATGCCGAAGTCATGCTTGCAGTTCGCGCCGCACAGGCCATCGACAGAGCCGTAGCCCGTCTCGCGGTAGAACGGCGGGTACTTCTTGGACTTGCCCGACAGGCTGAACACGCGGCCCTGCCACTTGGCGTGGCTCTCGCGCGCCCCGCCGTGCGAGGAGGTCTGCACGAGGTCGTGCCCGGTCTCCTCAAGCAGCTCCAGCGTGTTGCGGCTGCCCGCCTGCACCGCTTGGGTGCGGATGTGGCGGCGCATGGCCACGTCCGCCTGCGCCCACGCCCCGCTCTTGTAGTCCACGACGGACACGCCGCGCCGCGCCAGCTTCAGCACGGCCTCGCGGGTGGCCTGCTCGTAGCCCGCCATGCCCGAGTTCACCCGAGCCACGGCCTGCGCCACGACTTCGAGGTAGGCGCGTT